CGCTCGCCCAGCTCAACCGCGAGGTGGAGAAGCGCGAGGACAAGCGCCCGACCGAGGCCGATCTGCGCGATAGCGGCGGCCTGGAGCAGGACGCCGATCTCGTCGCCTTCCTGTATCGCGATCACTACTATCTCAGGAAAGAAGCCAGCGGCGACGGACTACAGAAGCGCGACAGGGAGACGGACGAGCAGTTTGCCAATCGCTGCTCTGAATTCCAGTTCCGCCTGCGTGAATCTGTTGGCAAGGCGCAGATCCTGATCCGCAAGAACCGCCATGGCGGCACCGGCTCGGTGCGCATGCGCTTCGATGACGACAGTACATGGTTTCGCGATGAGGGCGAGGATCCGCGTAGTCCGGCATGGGTTTGTCAGGAGCGCGCATTATGAGCCTGTCTCCTGTACCGCGTGCCAGACAGCGCCGCCGCTATGGCGTTCATGCTCGCTCTGTAATGGCTGACCCACGCTGGTCGGTGTTGCCGCTCGCTGCGCGCGGGATGTGGCTACACCTGACCGATATCGCCGATGTCATGCCCGAGCTGCGCGCGCCGATACGTGGCCAGGCCGTCACCGTGCCGGAACTCGCGCGCCTTCTCGCAGCGGAGCCGAATGACGTCATTCGCGCCATTTCGCATTTGGTTAATCGAGACATTATCGAGCCCGTCGCGGACGGGTATCGCCTGAAAGCCTACTAATATGGCCCGCAAAAAGCATCTCGAAAAAATCTCCGATATGGCAGATCAGGACCTGCGCCTGCGCGCCCTCGGGTTCTTTGCTGTCGGCATCTGGCATGCGCTCATGCGGCTTGTTCTGGAGCATGGCCATGATGGTCGCCTTGCATTCGGCCAGGGGCGCATGCCTTCGCTTTCGGATATCGCGCGTATTCGGTTCGATATGTCGGAAGCGGAATTCATAACCCAACTCATAACCCAATCGAAAAGCGAATTGCTCTATTGGGACGCAGCCAGTGAAACGGTCGGATGGCCTGCTGAACTCATGCCCGATGCGCGGACGCTCGCAAACCGCGCCAACGGCAAAAAGGGCGGAAGACCGCCAAAAAATGCCAATCCGTCGCCGCAAAACGATCCACGTCAACGTACGGCCATGATGCCGATTGCAGGAGGGAAATCCATGTCAGAGGGGCTGCTTCCGGAAACCCAAATCGAAACCGCCTCGCGCGTAGCTAGCTTAGCTTCTAATAATAGCCTTAAAGATAAAGCTAAGCTTGACGCGTGTGCAGTGAGCGATGAGCAGATCGACCATGCTTATCGGCGCATCGGCCCCGTGGCGTTCGAGACTGCCGGGTTCGACCCAGCGCGAGACATGGGCAATTACGGGATCGCACGCCAATGGGCAGCTGATGCTCTGCGATCCGGCCTAAACGCGGACGAAGCCGAGCGGCTCATCCTTGGTGTGGTCGAGAGCCTTGCTGAGCGCAAGCGCAGCAAGGGACAGGCGATCAGCCATATGGGCTATTTCACCAAAGCGATCGGCAAAGCCATTGTAGATCGCGATGTGCCTGAAGCGCCCATGAATGAGGCTGAAATCGAGGCCGATCGCGCCTGGAAGCGTGACATGGACACATGGCGCGAGCGTGCAGCGTCAGGCGCTTTCAACGATCCCATTCCGAACCGCGCCGAATACCTCGCCCGTGCAAGGGAGGCCGCATGAGCAAGATGCCCCTGCGTTTCGACCCTGAGCGCAGCCTGCCGGAACAGGTGGGCGAATGGCTGGATGAGGCCGCCCTCACGCTGGCATCTCTTCCCGCGACGGGTCTGCGCCCTGCGGGAGCCGGAAGCACATGGCCAGATTATGTGCGTGATCTGGAAGATCTCGGCTGGGATCGTGAGAGCGACGACTTCCTGCCCAAACCGACTGCCGATCAGGTGGAGCGGCTCGATATCGTTCTGACCTGGGTGCCGATGATCGAGGACCGCAAGCTGCGCACAGTGGTCAATATGCGCCTGATTGTTCACCGGGTTTCAGGGCGGCATAAGTGGGAATGGCGGAAGATCGGCGCAAAAATGGGGGTGGATTACAAGACGGCGCAGGCATGGCATCAGAAGGCTTGTGCTGGCATTGCAAAAAAAATTCGACCGGATGCATTTTCTACTTCTCAAACTCCTCAATTTGCAGATATGTGAGAACCATACTCGCGAGACGCTTACCCATTCGGGCAGGCGTCTTTTTTTGTGCCTGCGACTCGGAATGCGGAGGGTGCCATGTGACCGGATCACACCCCCCTTCACCCCTCCGATGACCGGGGTGCCCCAGAATTTTTGGGTCCCTCCTGGCAAGGTCCCCTGTCGGGGGTTATTCGCACCCCGGTCAGAGGCAGTTTTTCAGTAAAATCAAATCAGGGTTGGTGTTGTTGTTGTTGTCGTCCAAGGGGGAAAGCATGGAAGCATCGCCCGTCGTGACGCTCAACAAGGCCGAAATGGCCAAGCGTCTCAAGGTCTCGCTGCCGACACTCACCAATTGGCTCGACCGCTGGCCTGACTTCCCTTTCGTTGATCGTGGCACCAACGGCAAAAGCTGGCGCTTCGATCCTCATGCCGTCTTCGACTTCCTCGCAGAGCGGCAAGAGGAAGAGCAGCGCAAGAGCGCCGGGCGCGATGAGCAGCTTGAACGGCTCCAGTTGCAGTTCGATGAGCTTTTCGAGCCCGAAGAACAGCCTCGCTCCCTGGGCACGGTGTCAGCCAAAGAGCAGATCGATATCTGGCGGCTGCGCGAACTCAAGCGCAGGGAAGCTGAGCGCTGCGGCAAACTGGTGGTCGCAGAGCAGCTGCAGGACATGTTCTCATCGGCCTTCGCCACGCTCTCGCGCGACACAGGCGTGTTTCTGCGCCGCCTGGCGCGTGAACAGGACTGGCCCGATGCGGTCCTGCGCAAAGCGGAGGCCGATCTCGCCGATGTGCAGCGCAAGTCAGTTACTGCCGTTCTCGACACGTTGAAACAGGAGGCCGACACCGATCATGAGCGACAGCTACACCTCGCCTGACGATGTGCTGTTTGCCGATCCGCGCCTGATCCTTGCCGAGGCCATCAAGTCCTACCTACCGCCCGAGCGCATCAACACTGCCGATTATGCGGCCAAGCATCGCATTTTAGACAACCGTGGCGGTGGCTATGTAGGGCGCTGGAACCACGATGAGGCCCCGTTTCTTGTCGGCCCCATGGAAGCGCTCGATGAACTGCGCTTTCTAAACGTGGCTGTCGTCGGCCCTGCCCGATCGGGCAAGACCACAATCGGGCAGAACTGGCTGCTCAAATCGGTCGATGTCGATCCGGCTGACTTCCTCGTCTATGCCCAGACCGACGATGTGATCGAAAGCTATGTCAAGCGCGAGATCGCGCCTATGATCGATTTGCACCCGCAGGCGAGGGAAAAGCTCGGCCTGCGCCCGGTCGATAACTCGCTCAAATTCAAACGCTTCCGTGCGATGTGGATCGAATTTCTCGCGGCGGCCTATAACAACCTGATCAACAAATCTGCCCCGCGCATCATCATGACCGAGATTGATGCCTATCCGGCCAATCTTGGCGATCCCTGCGCCCTGGCTTCGATCCGTCGCGAGACATTCGGGCAGGAAAGCATGCTGCTCGCAGAGAGCCATCCAGACCGAGCCAATGGGCTCGACCCATCGCTCTGGACGGACGGCATCATGAAGCAATACGCGGATAGCGACCGTCGCCTCTGGTGGTGGCCCTGCCCGCATTGCAATGGCTATTCGAGCCCCAACCCGACCGCTTCCCTCCCGATGACATTGCATTGGGAGGCAGAAGCCCCGCTCGATGAGATTGCAGAGAGCGCAGCCCTGCTTTGCCCGCATTGCGGAACGCTGATTGAGGATAAGTGGCGGCGCGCCATGAACCGCGACGGCATGTGGGTCGGACACGGGCAGGAGATTTCGACTGAGGGCGAAGTCACGGGCGATCTGGTCAGAAGCCGCACGGCGGGTTTCTGGATCACCGGCCTGATGTCGCCTTTCGTCATTGGTGGCGTAGGATCCCTCGCCTATGACATGGCCAAGGCGCAACGCGCGTTCGAGGCGACCGGCGATGACAAGGATCTGCGCGCCGTCACCGTCAAGCGCTGGGGCCTACCCTATCAGGCCAAGCGGGTGGCGGGGTCTCTCGATGCCGGAGCGCTCGCCGCCCGTGCCGAGTCCGGTTTGCGCCTGGGCTTCGTGCCCGAGGGTGCTCGCTTCCTGACCGCTGCGGTGGATATCCAAGCCAATCGCTTCGAACTTCTCGTGCGGGGCTGGGGTGTAAACGGCGAAAGCTGGGTCATCGATGATCGCGTGATCGCTGCCGACCCGGCCACAAGCCCGAATGACTGGGATAAACTCCTGATCTCGCTGGAAGAGGCGCAATACCCTCTTGCTGACGGTTCAGGCCGCTGCATGAAAATCCTGGGCGTCGGCTATGACAGCGGCGGTCAGGATGGCGTCACCCTGCAGGCCTATGGTGCCTGGCGCCGGTCGTGCAAGCGGCGCGGCGCTAGGCGTCTCGGCAAATTCGATGGGCGCGACGGCTGGACCATTCTGCCCCTCAAGGGCTCCAGCCCGTTCAACGCCCCTACTCTTGTCGTCACCTATCCCGATTCACAGCGCAGGGACCGCATGGCCCATGCGCGAGGCGAGGTACCGGTGGGCTTCTTCAACCCCAACCGCTTTAAGGACGATCTCTCGACCCAGCTGCAAAAGGGCGAGCCGGGGCCATGGTATGTGCACTTCCCCGGCGCGTTGCTGGCAGCCGAGCCGCCTCACCCGTTCTTTGAGCAGCTCGTTGCCGAACAGCGCCGCCCTGATGGGCGCTGGGAAAAGGCGGCAAGCTCGGCCCGCAATGAGCGGCTCGATCTCATGGTGATGAACAATGTCATCGCCTATCTCTTCGGCATTGCCCGTATCAAATGGGAGTCACCTCCCGCCTGGGCAGCTCCATGGGATCAGAATAGCCTCGTCATGGTCCCGGTGGCGCCAGCAAGCGAGGCCGGTTCGAGCCCAAGGGAAGCACCCGGCGTCGTCACTCAGACAGCGCCCTCCCCCACTTCCGGCGATGCGGAGCGAAAAGAGCGCATACGTCGTATGGTCTCACGCATGGCAAGGTAAGGCGTCATGGCAGGCATAGATTTCAGGGTGAAGGTCGATGTTCGCCACACCATGGCGGCATTCGACCAGCTCTCCTCAAAAGAAGTGCCTGCTGCCATAGCCATGTCGATGAACAAGGTGGCAGGCGCCGCAAAGCGCGCGGTCGTGGCCGGAATGGAAGAGGTTTTCGACAACCCGAACAACTGGACCCTTGGCGCCTTTGCGGTCCTGCCCGCCACGGGCGAGCACCTTGAGGCAAAGGTGATCACCAAAGACGGTACCGGCGAAAAACACCCCAACGCCTATCGTTATCTGGTCATTCAGGACACGGGCGGTCGCCGCCGTATGAAACGCTCCGAGTATCTGATGCGTGGCATATCCGAGGGGCAATACTGGGTGCCAGGCAAAGACGCTCCGCTTGATGCGAACGGCAACATCCAGCCAGGCGAGATCACTCGCATTCTGAGCCGTCTCGGCCAGTTCGAAGAGAGCGGTTTCAAAGCCAACTTGACCGACCGGACTGCCAAGCGCCTCGCGAAAAAGGGTATGAACGCGCGCGGTCAGCGCTCGGAATACTTCATCGCCCGTGAGCGCGGAAACGGCCGGCCCAGCGGGATTTATAAATATGTCGGCCCCGGTCAGGTGGCGCAGATCCTCGTCTTTACCCCTGCCGCCCCGAACTACAAGCCGCGCATTTCCTTCGAAAAGATCGTCGCCGATGTTGTCACCCGCGAGACCGATCGCATGATCGGTCAGGCGGTGCGCTACACCCTGAAAAAGAGGCTGGAATGAGTTTTACCGCCTACCCACCGAACAGGCCGCGCCAGACAATCCTCTCAGGGCTGACCAATGAGCAGCTCCAGGCCAATCTGGCCACGGCGCAACAGGCTTATGCCGATCTCATGACAGGCGGAAAGCCGGTCTCGGTCTCCTACTCTCAGGTCAATGGTGCGCGATCCGTCACCTATACGGCCACCAACAAAACCGACCTTCTGAACTACATCCAGCTTTTGCAGACACAGCTCGGGATCACCCGGCGCAGGCCATTGAGGATTGCTTTTCGATGAATGATCGCAGCGCGCTGATCCTCGGCCCGGATGGCAATCCGATGCGCCGTGCGCCCGCGCCTGCGGCCCCGCGTCGTCGCTCTCTGGCGCTCAATGGCGGCTGGGGAAACACGCCCTATGATGCCGCTGATATTACCGGCGCCCATATGTCGGCCTGGAACCCGCTCCTATGGTCGCCCGATGTCGAACTCAACATCTATCGTGACCGCATTGTCTCGCGCGTGCGTGATCTTGTGCGCAATGATGGATGGGCCTCCGGCACCATCACCCGCGTGCTCGATAACGCAATCGGCGGCTCTTTCCGCGCCATCAGCAAGCCCGATTACCGCGCCCTGCGCGTCAAGACCGGATTTGCCTTCGATGCCGCCTGGGCCGATGAGTGGGGCCGCGAGGTCGACAGCCACTGGCGCTCTTTCGCCGAAGACGAAAACCGGTACTGCGATGTCGGGCGGCGCCTCACCTTCACGCAGATCTGCTGGTCAGCCATGCGCCATGATCTAGTGGATGGCGATGCCCTGGCGCAGGTTTGCTGGCTGCCTGAACGCATCGGGCGCGGGCGGGCCGAATATGCCACGACATTCAACCTGATCGACCCTGACCGGCTTTCTGTGCCCCAGAATAACTGGGACATGGAATATTGTCGGGGCGGGGTGCAGATCGATGAGTGGGGTGCGCCGGTCGGCTATCATATCCGTGCTGCCCACCAGGGCGACTGGTTTGCAGCGGCCAAGACGCAGCAATGGAACTACATCGCCCGCGAAACGGCATGGGGCAGGCCCAATGTCGTGCATCACTTCCAGACAGAGCGCGCTGGCCAGCATCGCGGCGGCGCAGGTATCCTCGCCCCTGTAGTGCAGCGCCTCAAGATGCTGATCAAATATGACGGGACCGAGCTCGACGCCGCGATCGTCAATGCGATCTTTGGCGCCTATGTCGAAAGCCCGTTCGATCAGGAAATGGTCGCCGATGCGCTCGGGGCCGGTGATCTCGGATCGGCCTATCAGGAGATGCGTAGCGAATTCCACAGCGGCAACCGCGTCATGCTGGGCGATGTCCGCATGCCCATGCTGGCGCCGGGTGAGAAGATCAATACAGTCAGCGCGGCCCGGCCTGCCTCGAACTTTCGCGACTTCGAAGGGGCAATCCTGCGCAACGTCGCCTCGGGTGCTGGTGTCTCGGCCATGCAGGTCAGCAATGACTGGTCCGATGTCAATTACAGCTCAGCCCGCGCTGCATTGATAGAGGCATGGAAAACCATGTCACGGCGTAGGCAGAACTTCGCTCAGGGCTTCGCCTCCCCTCTCCGGTCCTCATGGCTGGAAGAATGCGTGACCTTGCACGATCTGCCTATGCCTGCGGGCGTGCCGAGAGATTTCCTCGCCCGCCATTTCCCGGATCTCAAAACGCCCCTCGCCCGCTGCAAATGGCTCGGGCCGGGGCGCGGCTATATCGACCCCGTAGCAGAGCGCAAAGGCTCGATCATGGCGCTCGATGCCAGTCTCACGACGCTTGAGCACGAAATCGCTGAAAACAGTGGTGAAGACTGGGAGGAAGTTGTGGATCAGCGCGAAGTCGAAATCCGGAAATTCGAGCAGAAGGGCATTCCGCTCCCTGAATGGGGCACGAACGACCAGAGCGCCGATGAAGCATCGCAGCCCAAGGAACAGGATGCAAAATGATGGAGGTGGCTTCTCTCTTTCTCAATCGGCCGATCGCTCTCGCTAGCGCTCGCCTCGCGCTCATGCGATCGGCTTTCGAGCGTGGCGCTGACGCGGAATCTTTCCTGGGCGACAGGCTTCCGGATCAGGATGCGCCCTATCAGGTGATTGGCGGGATCGCCATCATACCCGTCTTGGGCGTACTTTTGCCTGGATCCGGGTGGTGCTGGTCGGGTGCCACTTATTACCGCGATATACGGATCTGCCTAGCTGCAGCGCTCGAGGACCCAAACGTCAAGAGCCTGGCTCTCGTCATCAATTCACCCGGTGGCACTGTCAGCGAGTGCTTCGATACCGCCGATCTCATCTATGGCGCTCGAGGCGTAAAGCCGATCTGGGCTATTCTCGATGATGTCGCTTACTCCGCAGCCTATGCGATCGCATCTGCCGCCGATTTCATCACCGTGCCCCGCACGGGCGGAACCGGCTCGATCGGTTGCGTCTGCATGCATGTCGACATCACTGAAGCTCTCGCCGAAGCCGGAATAAAGGTGACGACGTTCCAGTTCGGCGAACGCAAGACGGACTCTTATCCGACGACGCCTCTTTCCGACCAGGCGCGTGATCGCGTGCAGGCGGAAATCGACGAGATGGGCGAAATGTTTGTGGCCCTCGTGGCTAGAAACAGGGGTCTGTCACCCGAGATCATTCGCAACACCCAAGCTGCCACTTACCTGGGCGAGCACGGTGTCGCGCTTGGCCTCGCCGATCAGATTGCAACCCCGCAGGAAGCGATCGGCGCCCTGCTGAAGCTCTGAGAGCAAGGCAAAACAACCCACCCCTCACAGGCCCCTTTCCGGGGCCTTTTTTTATGCCCTGGAGAGACCTGATGACCAAGCGCTCTGTATTCGCTCATCTGTTCACCGGAACGGCGCTCGGCTCGAGTGCCCCACCATCCCGCATCGATCCTACCCTGGCGATGGGCGGAGGTGCTCCGCGAATGGAAGAAGAGAACGAGGAAACCACAAACGACGACGAAACCGGCAAGCGCGGAAAGAAGGGGAAAAAAGCCAAGAAAGCCCGGCGCGCCGATGAGGAAAATGACGAGACCGACGCCGATGAGGGCGGCGATGACGACACCGACGCTGAGGACGAGGAAGACGAGGAAAAGGCGGCGGCCCGCGCGCGTGAGCGCGGTCGCATCGCTGCCATCATGAGCAGCAAGGCTGCGGCTGCCAACCCGGTCCTCGCGCTCGATCTTGCTCTTCACACTGGCATGACACGCAATCAGGTCATCGGAACACTCGAGCGCACCGGCTCCCAGGCGCATCCCTCCCCCAATGGTGAGCAGGGAACGGCGCTCAGTGCGCTCGATAACCGCATGGGGCGTGAGCGTACGCCTCCCCTGCCATCCGAGGACGGCCATAACCGCCCTGACGGCAACTCTGTCGCGGGTGTCGCAGCCCGCCTGACCGCGCGTCACAGCGCCCTGACCGGACGATAAGCCTATGAGCGAAAGCACCACCAACGGCATCTATCCCCAGACGCCCGGCACCTTCGATGCCACCTACCTTCCCGATCAGCTGATTGCGGGTGTCTACCCTCGCGTCACTGGCAATGTCACTCTCGCAGGCGCTAACGGCGTGCTTGTGCGTGGCACGGTGCTCGGCACC